TTCTTCAGGTTCTCGTCGGTGTAGGACGCGCCGACCTTGGTGTCGATGGCGTTGGGCACCATGCCGTACCACCCGTTGTCCTTCCACTTCTCGCCCCAGGTGCGGTAAAGCACTGAGAACTCGAACTGGCGGTTCTGGATGACGGTGTGCAGGAGGTCCGAAGGGATCAACTCGCACATCTCACGACATTGGTCGATCGTGATGTTGTCGGTGTCCGCATGGTCCACGCTCATGTAGATCGTGTGCTGGGTGTTGTCACCGAACGTCAAGCTCATGCCAGTCAACTCGTGACCCAGAACGTCGATGCGGTCGGAGTCCGGGGCCTTCTTCACCGACTCCAGCCACTCGTCAGACTCTTCCGACGATGAGGTTTCGATGTCCAGCGAGACGAACGGGGAGGTGCCCACCACGTGGGCGAAACGCTCTTTGACACCTGCGTAGTTCTTGGCTGTCACCAGCGTCTTGGTGCCGTAGAAACGGCGGAGTTCAGGTGCTTGAAAGCCCTCAGCACCCCACTGCTTGACCATCCCAGCGCGCACCTCCAAGGGGCGGTCCATCGTGTTGATCTCGTCGGTGAACAAGCTGGCCACGCGCCAAGAGGTGGTGACCATGTCCTTGTTGTCCAGGACCTTCTGCAGTGACTTGAGATCGCCCACGTTGTCTTTGAGTTCGTGCAGGCAGCCCTCAACGATCATGCGTTGGAACTCCTCAAGGCCTTCCACACCGAAGGTGCGAACCAGGTCACACCACGCAACGTCACCGAAACCTTTGGCGCCGGGGATTTTGTCGGAGGTGTCACCGACCAATGACTTGTACAGGGTGATGTACTTGTGGGGGAACGGGCCGTAGGGGTTCTCGTTCATCTTTCCCAGACGCCACACGTGGGTGTTGCTGTCCACCAACACGGTCAAGTCGCCGTCAGACGTGATGACGACGTTGGGCTCGTTGCGCAAGACCTTGCACAGGTAGCCGATCACGTCGTCAGCCTCGAAGCCTTGCTGCTGCACCACATGGGCGCCGAGGTCCAGCATGGCCTGAGTGCAGATGTCGCGCGCCAGGTTCAGTTGCTCGCTGACCTCTGGGATTTTGCTGCGGCCCTCCTTGTACGAGGGCAAGAAGGCTTGGCGACGGAGTTTGGCGTTCTTGCCGTCCCATACCAGAATCATCTGGCGCGGTGCGATCTCGAACTCGATGCAGTGTTGGTCGATGGTGGCGAAGAAGTCATCCACCCCGTAGTTGGCGGAGTTAACCTGAACCTTTCGCCCCTCTGGGGTTATAACGGTCTTTCCGTCGTCCCTGTCAATGCCGCCCAGAAGGGCGGAATTCAAAATTGAATTTCCATCAAGGATTAGTCTCATGTTTTGTTCTTCTTATCTGAGTTGTTTGCGGGAGCCACGATGCGCTTGCCATCGAGGTAGGCCCTGCGGTCGCAGGACATTGGCAAGACTCTTGGGTCCAGCCAGGGTGGGAACACGCCCTCTTGCGCCACCTCTTGCACCACCTTGGTGGCCACGCAGTAGGTCAGGGAGTTGCGTGTCTTCAGTACGGTCAGTGTTCCGTTGCGCTTGCCCTCGGACAGCCAGCCGTAAATGAAATTCTTTGAAATGGTTCCCGTCAACGTCGTTGCCGTTGCCGCTATCAGCCCAGCGCGCGTCTTTGGCGTCTTGAGCAGGGCCATCAACATCCGGTTGGTCTGGCGCAACTCGGCAGCTTTCGAGACGGGTTTTGTGGTCATCTTCCGACCCTTTTCTCCAGGCGCTCCTGGCAGTAAAAGCAGCGGATTCGACCCATCTGCAGGCGGGCAGCCGGAATCTCGTTTCCGCAGTCGTCGCAGTCAGTGTGCGGCCATGTTCCGTCCGGGTTTTGCACCTGCTGTGGGCGCATACACCATGAGGCGTTTTTGATGGCGTCGTTGGTGCGCTGCTGGGTAAGCTCAGCCGCCGCATCAAGGTTGTCGGCGCCGTTCACTCGTTGCTCCGAAGGATGTCGACGATCTTTCTGGCCTCCCACTGGAGCTCGCCGAGGGTTCCGTCGTTGTCGATCTCGATGTCAATCAAGTAGTCTGGCAGCGGCTTCTCTGACTCATGCTGGCCAGCCTCACCGGCAAGCCCTGCACCTGCACGGTTGATGCGCACCACCGTCCCACCCAGTCTGCGGATGGCGTCGGCCTCATTCTCGTAACGGACGTCGGATATGACGGTGTCGGGCTTTCCCCGACGGTCCCAGTCTGACAGCGCGCGGTTGATCCAGATGTCTGGTCCGACAGCCTCCCGCAAGGCCTTGCCAACGTTTTGCAGGGCTCGGCGCCGGGTCATTCCAAGGACTTCGCAGTGCTCCTCCTTGGTGACGTCGTCAAAAAATAGTTGCGCGTCCTCGTGGGCGAGGTACGCCGTGGCAACCTTCAGTGCATCTGCAAATGCGAGGCGGACAAAGCCCCGCTTGACGCAGGCCGCCGCAAAGACATCCTTGCCTGCGCGGGCGATTCCGGTTATTCCAATCAGGATGCTCATGCCGGCACCCCCATACGGTGGGCGTCAACTGGGTTGAACGTGTGCATGGCTGCCTTAGCCGCTTTTCTGGCTTCAGCCGCGTCTTCAATCTTGTCGAATAGCCCCAGGTAGTGCACTACCCCTAAGTGCTTGATTTGGGCACACCACCGGCTGTGGCTTGTCTTCCATGACACACCCATGATCCCGGACTTGTTCGCTTTCGTAAGCCCCAAATTCTGAGTGTTCTCACCCGCCGAGCAGGCTCGAAGGTTCTCAATGCGGTCATCAGACCTTACCCCACTGATGTGGTCTAAAAACTTCGGTGGGAAGCTTCCGGTTGTGTACATCCACGCCAACCTGGACCGCTGGTAGGTCTTGCCGTCAATCTTAATCCGACAGTACCCGTATCGGTCTAAGCCCCCGGCTATGCCTCCGTCAACCTTACAGCGCCCCCTTGACTTAATCCACGTAAACACACCCGTGTCCGGGTTGTAGTGAAGTAACTGCTTTAACCGCTCGCTAGTAAGCGCGGCCTTTCTCTTTTCCGAATGATTCATGCTGCTCTTTCTTATTATTTTTATGAGCTAACACGTTGAAGAACCGCCGTACAACGTAACCTCTCGCTATGGAGGCAATCGTGAACAGCGCCGTGATGGAGAGGTTTTCGACGAAGCTCGTCTCGATACCCCAAATCGGTTTGACAGCAACTTCCCAGAGTGCAACGGACACGCCGAAGCCGACGGCCGTGCCCACCAGGGTCTCTACCATGGAGTGCTTAGCAGTTTGCATTCTGTAAATCCTCCCAGGTTTGCTGGATCAGGTCACGCCAGCGTTGCAGGGTTTCTTCGCGGGTTACGCGACCTTCCTGAAACAGCACGACAGGACCGAACAGCTTTTTGAACCGGTGCGCGCCCATCAAGCCGGGCACCGCCACCTCGTAGAGCCTTGGCACCACGTCCAGCCCGTCTTCCAGCACCTCAGAGCACTGCTGCACCGCCAAGGTGGCACGGTCAAGTTTTTGGGAGCCTGCACGACTGCGCTTGAGCAAGCGTTCAGCAATCTCCGTCCGGTTCTCATACAGCCAGACGTCGTTGATGACTTCTTCCTTCAGGCCCAGGGCCAGAAGGTTGGCTGCGTACTGCAGGGCGGCGGGCAAGGATTCGCTGATGTGCTTGAAGGCAACGAGTTGCCTGTTTCTGGTGCCCGTCGAGGGGAACGGTGTCACTGGCCAGCTCGCATCCGTAGCAGGGGCCTTGGCGGGCACGATGCGGCGCTGAGTGTTGGACCAGCACCCCTCAGAGGTCACCTCGATCAACCCGTTGCCGAGCCGAAGGCAGACACCATTCGAGCCAGAGTAATCGAGTTCCGCGCCCAGCCACCGGCTCGCGGCTGCAAGGATCAGGCCAGGGGCGTACCACTGGTCAGCGTACTTGAAGTGCGTGAACTGGCGACCGGCGTCGGTGTACTCCCCGTAGATCGTGGAGGCTACTCGGCCCGGGTTGGCTACGACACCCAACTCCTGAGAGACGAACTGGTCGTAGGTGGCCAAGAAAGACTTGATGGTTGCAAACGGCTTTGGCAGAAACCACTGGTAGACAGGGAACTGCTTGCCTGGCGTGAACAGGTCGAAGGCTGGAAAGGTCACCGTCTCCTGCAAGCGCGTCGTCTCAAGCATGTGGACGTAGTCCGCATACTTGGTCAGCATGCCCCGCTCAAACAGGCCCTGCGAGATGTCTTGCAGGGCCCGAAAGAGGGAAGCCTTGTTAAGCAGATTCGAGGACCGCACGTTCGCCATCCAGATCACGAACCACAGCACGGAACGAGTCGAACTCGCCGCCGGGGTATCGTTTCAGGAGCTTCGCCATATTGACCGCCTGGATGCGCTCGTAGTCGTCGCAGGGGTAGGGGCCGGTGATGTTGGCAAAGTAGGCGAGGACGAGGGCGGTGTTGAGCACTGCCACGAGGTCTTTGGGTTGCTTGCCGTACCCGATCCAACGCTTGGAGTGGTCCAGCAGTTCAGTGCTGAGGGTGTAGACGTTGGTGCATCCAGTCCAGGGTTTGGCGCCGTCGAGGTCGATGCTGACAAACTCCTCGGATTCAACCGGACGCCCCAGGACGTCTTCGATCACTTGGCGCAGCGCCACAATGTAGAACTGCATGTCGCCAAGTTCTTCGAGACCGTTTACCGGGTCCTTGGCGAACTCGTACTCGTGAATCTCGGTGACAATGCCGAGGACGGCATGCGTGAAGTCACTGGCGGGGGTGCCGCTGCGATTGAACAGTTTGCGGACGAACTGGTCGTAGGTGGGGATTGTGTTTTCACTCATCTTGTTATTCTTATTTGAGTTGAAGGTCGATACTGTACCTCATATCCATGTCCAAGTCCTTCATATTTTCCAGCGCCCAGCGCAGGTAACTCTTGGGGACTTGTCGGAACGCGGTGCCTTTGTGTTTTCCAAAAGGGAACGTGTGAATCTCCATGGGCGCAGCAGACGCCGCAGCAAGTTGCTGCAGCGTGTAGCCTGTGCGGTCACAGATGTGCTTGCACAGGTGGTAGGCTGACATCACATCCGCAAGCGCTCTGTGCGCGCCCGCTGACCTGGGTAAGTCCAGAGCGTAGATGCAGGTGCTCAGCGTGTGGGTCTCCATGTCAGGGTAGAGCTTGCGAACCCACCTGAGCGTGTCAATGGGTGTTGGTTGGGACTCAAAGTACGGAGCCACAAATCTGAGATCAAATCCGCAGCGATGCCCAGCTATGACGGCAGGCCCTGCGAGCAACTTTCCGTAGCAACTCGGGTCGTCTACGGTGAAGAATTCCCGAAGCGTCGGTGAATTCTCACAGTCCTTATTTACGATCCCATGCACCCCAGACGCGCTGGGTCCAATCAGTTGTTCCGGGTCGACCAAGCTTTGGTGCTCACTGAGGATGTTGAAGTCTTCGTCAGTCTCAACCCAGGCAATCTCACAGACAGACGCATTGACGTCGACTCCTGTGGTTTCAGTATCTAAAAAGTAAAAGTGGGTCATGCGTCCCTCGGTGTTGGTTGAAAGGTGTGTAAGCGGGCCTTTGCAGCGAGGTAGGCCGAATACGCGGCATCCTTGGTGTCAAAATAACCAAGGTGTTGGGTCTTACCGAGCCTTGTGATGTACGACCTAAACTTTCCTAGGGCCTTGTGGAAAGTTACATTGCGCAATCCTGTGGACGAGGCGCAGGACAGCTTTGAGTTCTGGGCGTTCTCAGCTTGTGAGCACTCCCTGAGGTTGTTGATTCTGTTGTCCCTTCCATCCCCATTTATGTGGTCTATTCCGCGTAGAGGGAAGGAGCCGTACACGTACAACCATGCCAGCCTGTGGCTAGGGTACCTCCGATTATCCAAACCTATCTTGGTGTACCTGTTTGATGCAAGTAAGCCTGCCCGTGTTCCTTCCAGGGGTTTCCCGCTAGTGGTCTCTATCCAGGTAAAGGCACCGGTGTCTGGGTCGTAGTGCAGAAGTTCCTTAAGTCGAGCTTGGGTAATCGGCTCCTCGGAAACTTTGGAAGCAGGCTTTAGGTTTGGGACCTTGTTATTTCCCAGGTCACCGTCTAGGTGTTTCACCCGGGTTCCGGGTAGGACTCCATACGTGTACATCCAAGCCAACACCGAAGCTGGGTAGGTTATTCCGTCCACCTTTATTACGCAGTACCCGGTGCCTCGTTGGTTTCCTGCGGTCGAGCCTGCCTGGATAACGTTTGAAACACCGACCCTCCACGTAAACACCCCAGTCTCAGGGTCGTAGTGCAGCAGCTCTTTCAGTCGTTCTTGCGTGAGTTCTTGTTTACTCATCTTCTTCTCCTCCTGAAAAGGACGGACCCGAAGGTCCGTCCGTGTGGCTTAGATTTTTGCCGGCAGAGTTTGGACAATTCGTAATTTTGTCCATTTGTTATCGTTTTTCTGCGCCACTTCCCGCAGGAAGAAGAACTGGAACGGCTCCTCCTGCATGTGTGCCCCCGGCAGGCCCATCGCAGCAGCACGAGCGTCGTTTGCAAGCTCTTGCTGGTAACGGGCGAACGCTGGGATGCTCGACTCGCTCAAAGTGATCTGAACAGTCTTGCCGATGGGGCCGTCCCCACTGTCAGACGCAAGTACGTAGCACGCTGTGTCGATGAACCGGCGCACCTTGGTCTTTGCGAACTCTTCCTCAGTGCGCAGGTAGTGGATGTAGTCGGCGACAGATTGGCCTACCCACTCCTTCATCTCTTCCCCAATGATGGAGTCGATGGTTTTTCCATCTTTCGAGTACGCGACGAACGACTTGGTGGACGCACCAGACTCCCCCGGGGAGATTTCGTGATGGTCGTCCCAGGACATCAGCCGCACCTTGACCCAGCGACCGAAGGAGTCGCCGGTTTCAGTGCACGCGATCTCTCCGTTTCCCCCCTTAAACACACTGAAGTTTCCGAAGCTGAAGTCGCTTGCGCCCTTCATCTCCTCCACTTCCTTGCGGAAGCGCTTTGCAGCGTCTGCAATGGCCACTGAACTTACTGCAGCCTTGGTGATCGCCACCTCAGCCACAACTTGCGCCTCTAGCGTTGGCGCGGCAGCGACCACCGCTTCAGCCTCTGGAGCAACTGCTTTCGCAACACGCGCCTCAACTGCTGTATCACCTTGAGCGGAGGTGGTGGGTTCTTGCTCGAATGTTGGCTTCTTGATGAGTGCCATGATTATTTTTCCTATTCAAGTTTCAGTTACAAATTTAGCCCCGACCCAAGGATTTGGATCGAAACTCCTCAATACCTTCCGCCACCAACTTTTCCAAGTCAAAGCGAAAGATTCTTGCCTGCCCGCTGGTTCTCAGCTTGCTGGAAAGACACATTTTGTCCACCACCGCAGGGCTCTTGCCCATTGCGGAAATGAACGCATCTTGGTTCATGTACAGGGGTGTGAACCCCTTGCGCTTGGCCCATGCAAAGTACTTGACGAAGGACTCCCTCATCAGTATTTCGATGTAGCCTTCGCCGACGATGTACTCGTAGCCTTCACGCATCGCGAACTCGCTCTCGGAGTCCTCAGTGCGTGACATGAGCGCCATGTCGTTGAGTGCCTTGGAGGCCTCACTCATGGCCCCCAGGTTGATCTCTGCCTTGTGGTCATAGATCGCGCCCTTCAGGGCATCCATGTCAGCCTTGAACTCGCTGCCGAACACCGCTGCAAGGGTGTCGTCAAGGTAGTCCAGGCCAGCCAGCACCACTGCCAAGTTGAACACCTGACGGTCGTGGATGGCCTTGTCGAACTGGCTGCGCAGTGAGGCCCGCAGCGGGTCAAGCACTGCCCGGCGGGAGTCCGTGGTCTCGCCCAGGGAGCGGCGCAGCAGCAGTGCACCCAACCTTGGCATGAAGTCCACGCCGGCCGACGCATGCTCAAACGCCAGCGTGTGCGCTGCGCTGTCGGCCGGGTTGAACGCGATAGGCAACGAGCGCTGCACGATGGCTGTCTGCATCTCCTGTGACTCACCCAGGAACGCCGTGGGCGCCGAGTAGCTGTACTGGGTGATGTCGCGAAATGAGGTCTCGGAACCGCCCCGGTTGATACCGCCGCTGGCCCCGTGACTTTGGTTGTACAGCATGCGGAAGTGCTGCAGCAGGAAGTCCCAACGGGCTTGGCCGATCTCGCTCGGCTTGTACTCGTCAAGCACCAGCGGGATGCTGGCGGAGCTTGTCCACGCGCCTTTCAAGGTGAAGGGTGTCGAGCTGTTTGGCGAGCACCCTAGCATCACAGGGGTACTCGTGACATGGAACATTCTCGTGAGCATTAACGTTGTCAGGGTCTTGCCAGAGCCAGCGGGTCCGTTGGGGTGGAGCAGAGGGAATTGCTGGTAGGCGGCTTGGTAGAACTGCTTGTGAAAGCAGCTCACAAACCAACCCAGCATCTGCGCTACGATCATTGGGCTGTTGACTGCGAAGAGGGAGTGCAGCCACAGGCGTGTGTCCTCGGTGCTATCGAGCACAGGGCACAGGTGGATGTCCGTCTTGAACACCGGGCTGTTGGCCACCTTGGGTTGGTAGGCGTACTGGACGCTTTGGTTGTTGGAGATGACCCCCTGCGGGGATGCCCAGATGACTTCCTTCTGGGTTTTGTCTTGAACGGTTGGGTTCTGGATTACGTCCAGGCCTTCTTTGCGTACGATGTAAATCACACGTCCTGCCTTCCGCGCTGAGCGCGATAAATTAAGTTGAACAACTCCGGCCTGGGTGTCGGAGCCGGAAAAAATCCCGCTGCGGCCTGAGCAGAATTTGCTCAGGTTGGCCCGGGAGGCGAAGGTGGGGAGTTCGATCAGTTGTCGTCCCATGTCGAACGTCTTGTCCACAACGACTTGCGCTTCGATTCCGATCAGCAAGCCGTCGTCGGAGTCCACCATCTTGGAGGGCTTACGAAACGACACGTTGGACAAGTTCTTGACACCGTCCGCCGTGCGCTTGTGGATTCCCTTGAGTGACAGGATCACACCCTCAAGCAGTGAGAGGTCGCCTGCATCCAGCTCCTCCTGCAGCTCCTTGGATACCTCGTCTTCCTCTTCGTCGCCTTCCGGGACAGAGCCCACACCGGCAGACTCGATGGCGGAATCAAGGTCTGCTGTGTTGGTGCCGGGCGCGCACAGGGACTTGATGCCACCACGGGAGTAGCCGTAGCAGGGGTTGTCATGGGTGTAGTCCCACATGCGCAGCAACTCTTCCTTGCGCTTGCGCGGGGAGTTGTAGCGCTGTGAGTCGCCCTGGTGGTTCTGGATCAGGCCCTGCGCCAACTCGATGAGTTCTTCCCCGGTTTTGCCCAGGGCATTCGCAGTGATGGCCATTTGCATGGCGATGCGCTGGAAGCCCACGGAGCTCAGGATGTTCTCGCCATTGAGCAGCTTCACCACCGTTGGGGGGAAGGCGCCGTTGTGACTGGCCAGAAGCTCCTCATCAACCTTCGCCTTGGAGCGCAGCTTGATCTGCGTGTCCACCTTGTTCTGCGCTTTGGAGAACATGGCGGCCAAGTAGGTGCTGATCTCTGGCGTGGCGCGGGGCATCTCGTCACGAGGTGCTGCGGTGAGTTGGTCGTACAACTCTGGCGTCATGCCCAAGGCTTCGTCAAGTGTGATCGAGACCTTGTACCTGCCGTTTGCACGCTGGATGTTCGGTACTCGCCACATGCGCCCCTTGCGCCCGGTGTACACCCTCATGTCCATGCAGTCCACCACCAACTCCAGCGCCACCTCCTTAAAGATGTACGGGAGGAGGGCGGTGCCAGCCTTGGGCGGCTTCACAATGAAAACCTCTTCAGGTATCTCGATGTGGAAGCCTCGGCCGCCGGTGGCGTAGAGGCGTATGCACTTCAGGTTGACGCCGTTTTCCTCTAGCCTGGCAAGCAGCTCTAGGAACGGTGGGATGGTGTCCTTGATGTCCTCTGCATCGAAGTCAAAGTAGCACGGGCCCGAGTACTTCATCTTGGAGTACTCGTCCTTGCCCCAGTCCTTGTCGGGCACTGAGTCTGCATTCAGGACGGTGACGAAGGCGGGCTTCGTCTCGGAAATTACTTTAGCGCGATGGATGGAGAGCGCTTCGAGCCAAGCGTCCTCCCCACCAGATTTCTGGTGCCAAAAAAACATAGAAAGCCCACTTATAGTTATTCTTTTCGGGCTTCGCAGGGATCAGTACCTGAGTTTCAGGTCTGAAAACCTCTCGCGAAATATCTTCAACGTTACGCAATATGTGTGCGACTCGATCTGATGGATTTCCTTGGATCGAGTCTTTACCAATACGGCGTAATGGGACACGAAGTCTACACCCTGATTGGGTGTTCGTACACCCCTGTAACGGAGTGTGAAGTTTTGAGGAACTTGCAGAAATAGGTCACGGTTTCGGTACCGCTCGGGTACCGCGCTCACTGGTAATTCGCCGTCTGGGTCGGTGATTGAGAACCTTGGCCCATATTTCGAATCAATCTTAAGCTCGCCAAACGTTATTACAACTATGTCTTTAGGTCGCCCCTTAGACAATGTGTAAACCACCATATTGCGGCCCGGGAATGTGAACTCCATGCTCAGCGCGCCATAGCTATCGTAGACGCGCAACTCATCCTCTGGCATGCCATACAGCAGTTCCTCAAACGACGCTCTGTCGTCAAGGAACGTCTTTGGCTCAACCGCCATAGATCGCCTCTTTGAGGTCTTTGTAACCACCTTGAATGGAATTCACCATGGCATCGTTCTCCAGCAAATTCTTGAACATTCGCACCTGCACCGTTTTGTTTGCGACCCCGATCCTGCAGTTGACGGGGTTCTTTTGCCCATCACGGTCCAGTCGAGCAGCCACCTGGTAGAAGGGCGGCGCTACTGTTGGTGCTTCAAGTACCAACATGTCGCTGCAGACGTGCTGCAGACCATCAACCCCGAAACCTGCGCTTTGGGGTTGCAACAGGATGCACCTGCAATCGGAATCCTCTATGAATCGCCTGATCGCTTCTTGCTTGCCCTTACTCGAAACCTCTCCGTAGACTGCAACGGCCCCATACTTCTGGAGTTTCTTGAGAAGGTAGCTGTTCGACCTTATAAAGTTCGCAACAACCACTAATTTTGCCTCAGAACCTATCTCATTGAACACTTCGTCGATTAATTCGAGTGCAGCAGGCTCCCTACTCTCATCGTCGTCGAAATGTGCCCAATTGATGATGATCTGCTGCAAAGCGGAGTAGAGGGCCTGGGTCGACATTGCGTCGATCTCTCTCCCATCCTCGAATTCGACAAGTCTTTCCTGAGCGATCCTTTCGTAAAGCTTGTGGTGTGCCGGTGCCAGGTCGTAGACCTGGGTGGTGAATGTGATGGGTGGGAGCTGGCTTTGAACCTCCCGGCGCAGTATCCGAGAGGAGCAGATTTTCATGTTGTCAGCCAACAAGTCCAAGTTGTCCCACTCGGTCACCGTCCCGTATTCGTCCTTCTGCTTGATGTGCAGTTGCTCGAACTGGCGCATGTTTCTATAGACGATCGGCGCCAACAACTTGATGTAGGCGTAGGCGTCAATCGGCTTGGTCAAGGGTGTGCCGGTCAGCAGTGCGAGGTGGTGGCCAGTCACCATCTCCCGCACCGCCTTGAAGGTCTGTGAGGTGATGTTCTTGACTGCGTGGGCCTCGTCACAGATCACGCCGTAGGTCTTGCCGTCAAGGAATGTCCGTAGGCGGTCAAAATCATTTTTGAGCAGGCCGTATGACATCAGGATGAAGTCCGCGTCCAGGCTCAGTTTGGCGCGCTGCTGTGGGGTTCCTGCGTACTCGACAACGCTGAGCGGTTTACCCGTTCGCTTTCGTTTGATGGAGCGCAGCCAGCGTGCCCACTGGGGCACCAGGATTGGCGGCATGGTGAGCACCCAGTGGCGTACGCCTTGGGTCAGGCTGTGGTGCAGGGCGTAATGTGTGGATGTAGCTGTTTTGCCCGTCCCGGGGTCATGGTAGAAACCATAGCGGGTGTACTCTGTGGATTCGTTTACAGACTCAACTTGAAAAGGGTAAAGCTCGAATGGAAAGTCGAACTCTTCCCTGACTGCTTCGTAGGGCGTCATGGTTTTTATCTTCGAGAAGAGGGTTGATGGGGCAGGGCGCTAAGGCCATGTGGCTGAGTCTCAGACTCATTTCATCTTGTAAATCTTGTAGAGGGCCGACCTGGTTTCCCCATGGCCTTCCGGGTCCAACTCCACCTCATGCGGCGCCCCCCACTCGCAGAGCTTGTCTCGCTCCACGATGTTGGCCAGCCACACCGGCCCATACACCTTGAACAGGGGCAGGGACTCCAGCAGAGGCTTGTTGCGCAGCAACAGGTACGTGAACCTTGGTGCTGGCAGGGTGAGCATGGACATGACGAGCTTGGTGGGGCACTCGTGAGGCGCCGCGCCGCTACCGTCAAGTCTTGCCTGCGCTGTGCGGCGCACGTGGGTGGTGAACAGTGGGTCTGGGTGCTCAAGGTGGGCTTCATAGTTGAATGAGAGGTACGCAAGGTTCCATATCTCATTCTTGTCCAGTAACCTCGACGTAGCAGGCCCCATCAATGCTCCGCCGACCTTTCGGACGTACTGGTCGCGCGGCCGGGGCGAGTACCTGATCATTTTTTGTACGGTTTCATTCATGCACACTCCTTCCTTTTAGGGCTACTTCGGATCACATCCTTGGCTTTGGCGATCGCCTTTTCAAGGGTGGCAATGGTACAGTTTTTGTACTGCAGGTCGTGGATGGCCATGCCAAGGTTGACAGCGTTGAGCTCGGGCCCGGTGAACACGTAGCGCCCGGTGCGCTTGCCGCGCTCGCCCATGGCCACCAAGGCGTTGCCGGCTGCCTCCAGTTCCTCGGCCCAGTCCTCGCCTACCTTGAAGTTGGCCAGGCTGCGGGACGTGATGAAGGCGTTGGACAGGGTCTTGACGTCTTCCTTGGTGCCCTTGCCCTGCACTATGCGCTCCAGGCTTCCATGGTTGGCGGTGTGAATCACCATCACGGTGTCAGCAGCATCGGTCACTGGGCGCATTCCGTTGATGACCCAACTCACTGGGTCTTGCTGGATGGGTCGGGGTCGGTACTTGGATCGTTTTCTCATGGCATCTCCGCAAGTAGTTCAGACTCAATCCGGGCGGCCTCGTCCTCGGTGAGCTTGCGCTCAAGCCATGGGGCAGGGTAGCCTCGTCGGTCAAAGACCGCCCACTCGACAGTGGGGTACTCTGCTTCGTAGCAGTCGTCGGGATCGCCGTGGGTCTTGGCGGGCTTGTAGCGTCCGTCCACGCTTGTGATTTCGGCCTGGCAGGGGATGCCGCAGATGGTTGTTTCCATGCTTGCTCCTACGATTTTGAAAAGTAGTCCAGGGCCTTCGTTGTGAGGCGCCTGGTGGTGGTTTTGAGCTTGTAGAGCTTCGAAAGCTCCTTCTTCTGCTTTGAGCAGGCGCTGTGGTCGAAGCCTCGACCGATGTGTTTGCCGCAGATAGGGCAGCCCACAGGGAACGTGAACTTGTTGGAGAGCTTGGTCATGGCTCGTACCCCAACTCTTCCCTGTGCCTGCGGCGTTCCTCTTTAGCCTCATCCGGAAATAGAAAGCTCTCAAACCCACCTAACACGTAGTCAGCCAGGTCTCTGTTTGACACGCACCACTCTTCCACGTGGGTTTCGTTTATGGTGAGCAGGTACTTTTCGATTTGTTCCTTCAACCACCCCCTGGTCACCATGACTTCTCTCCCCAAACCTCTTCCTCCTTGACGTCGCAGAAGGCGCTGACCTCCGCCATCACGTCGTCCCAACCCTCGCCCAGTGAGTGGTCGGCAATGGCGTCATGACCGTCGTTGCCCAACACGATGAATGCACAGTGAACCTTGGGCTGGTCGGGGTGCTTGAAGAGCATCAGGGACTCGTCAACGGAGAAGACGGCGTCGATTGCCTCCTGGGGTGTGGAGCACTTGACTCTTTCTTCGCCGTCGTCCACCTTCGTGATGGCATACCCATGCTTGGCGGCCACTTCGATCAGCTTGCTCACCACTTCGCGCTCCAGCGCCATGCGCTTGTCCAATTCGTGCTGCGTCATACGGTTTCTCCTTGGTTCAAAAATTCCCGCAGGCGCTTGGCCCGCGCTTCGTTGTAGGCTGCGATGGCTGTGGCGTAATCCACAGCACTCTGGGCGGACAGTCGTGCAAGCTGTGCCTCGACAAGTTCCCTTGCTGCCATTTCCGTTGGTGTGGGTTTGCGAAAGATCGCTCGGAGGTCAGCCCACATACGCTGGGCCTCGCGGTGTCAGGCTTTGGCGGCCATCAGACTGCATGCCTTCAAAGAGCATGAGTTGGGTCAGGCGTGTCTCGGTACGCGCCGCTCGGTTCAAGAGTTCGGTGAGCAGCCGCGTGTTGTTGTCAGTTGCCTGCTTGATTTGGGTGAGGGTTGGGGTTTGGTTCATGTATTTCTCCAGTAAGTTAGTGAAGGCCGCCTTCGAGGCGGGCCTGTAAGTGCTCAATAAAGTCGTCGAGGTCAAGGTCCTCGATGGGTCTGGGGCGCAGGCCGAGCGTGTTGAACATGTAATGTTCGGCGTCGTCCACCATCTCCTCAGCGCTGGCTACTGCGACGTCGTGTGACGCCCAGAATCGGCGCCAAAGGTCGGGCGCTTGGTCGCCGACCTTGGTGACTGCATGCAGCAGGACTCCCTCGTCATAGACGGCGTAGCCGAGCATGATGGTCATGTTGCCGCCCACCAGCCTGAAGCCGCCGGCAGAGTGCCTGGGCTGCGCCTTCTCCCAGTCAAACTGCCACGCTGGGAGCGGCTCGCTCACGCTTCCTCCGTGTGCCCGTCAGGCAGCAGGCGAAGGCGTCTCAGTGTGCCGAAGCGGCCCAACCGGTGCGAGGCGGTCAGGCCGATGGCGGCCT